TAGTCCGTATCCTATTACTCTTCTTCCGTCTGGATATTGATAAGCGAAAGATTGGCTTCTATGGGCGTGTCCTTGAATGATAGAGACTCCAGCCTTTTCAGCTATTTGAGCGCTGAAATACTTATTGAAGCTAATGCCATGTGTGATATATAAATCGTTTATGTACTTATATGGTTGTTTGATTACAGGAATGAAGGTAACACCTTCTTCTTTACATATTTGTTCTAATGAAAAAACACCTTCTAAAACAGGGTTTCTTAATAAGAACTTCATTATCCGTTCTTCATGGTTGCCGACTAGAAAGATCATTTCTTTACAATGCTTCTTAAAGAACTTCAATTCATTTCTAAAGAGGTCAAAGTCATCCTTCAATCTCTTACCTTCAACTAAACCTGGCTGTCCTTCTACCCACCTACTGATATAAGAGAAATCCATCATATCGCCTAAGCATATGATTGTATCAAACTTATTCTTTTGAACTACTGATTTTACTACCTGATATGCTTTATCCGAAGGTAAACCTGATTCTAAATGTGAATCTCCAAAAACAATAATCTTATTCAATTGTAATCTCCATATATAATTAGTGTTTGTATAAAAAAGCTTTACAAATCAAAGAAAGCGACTTACACTTTTTTTATAGGAGAAAAAAGATGAAAAAATTAGCAATTCTAATTGTATTAGCACTCTTTGTTTTTACGTTGAGCGTTTTTTCACAAAAAGCCCTTATTGGTGAATGGGTTGAAACAGATAGTTATGGCAAGATAAGTTCAGCTCTTGTTTTTAAGGCAGATAAAACATATCAGCGTTTTGGACAATCTATGAGTGGTTGGGTAATTATAGGTGATAATCGTTTTTTTGAATCTAAAGGGACGTATGCCGCTAATAACACAGAAATAACGCTTATGCCAAATAATTCAGCACTACCCGACTATATAAATCCAGGCCAACTTTATAATATTTCATTTTATTATACATTAATTGATAACAATACTCTAAAACTTCAAAGAGGGGAGATCTATAGAAGGAATACAAATTGGAAAACTGTTAGAAAGTTAGATATTGAATATAATGGAAATTGGAAAGGGAAAATAGATGGCGAGCTGAGTGCAAACCCACATGAAATAATTATGAATATTGAAGGTGAAAAAATCGAAATATATCTCAGAGATTTAGGTGGTTTTATTGAAAAAGAAAAAGGAGGAGGAGTATTTATTGAAGATAAAGAATACTATAAAATTAGTGGCAAGGCTAGGAAAATAGGTTTTGATTTGGCTGTTGAACTGCCAGAAAAAATAGATGGAAATTTTACTATTGAGAAAGGCTTTGATGGTAGCAATTATAAAATTTCAGATACAGAAATACTATTTTGTTTTTTACCGCAGAAGAATAAAAATGAAATGAGGGTAAGTATTATCGGTTATGTTGATCCTCCAGGGTTTGGACCGCAATTTGAAATAGGTTCTGTTTTATTTACAAAATAAGAAATAAGGGGTCAAACATTACTCTTTGCTCGCTTTAGCCTTTTAGACTCTCTTTGATCTTATTTGCTTCTTAAATCTATCCGCAATAGCTTCTTTAAGTTTACCTTCTGCCTCAAGTTGTTTAGCTTCTGTATAGGTAAATAAGGTATACCAATGTCCGTTAATACCAGCCACTTTCTTTTGTTTTCCATTTATACAAGCTGAAACACAAGTAAGCGTGGTTTTGAGTTTCTTTTTGCTAATATCTGTATTATTAAGACTTCCAGTAAACAGAGCAATTGTAGCGTCTGTTAAACTTTCAAAAGTTTCATATTCTTTAGTTTCTAAACAAATGGCTACTACTTTCTTCTTAGGGGATGTCATAGCTAAACCATAAAATCCCCATGACCGCTTAATGGTTTTTCCTAAAAGGGGCTTAGTAATCCCATGCATATTAGAGTAAGAATAAGTATTCCAATCAATTGTGTAATACTCAATCAAACATCCTATTTCTTGAAGTAAGGATAAAGGAATAGATATGTACCCAGATATGACAGGCAGGCCAGCTAAGGTTAACGCCTTATTTCCGCCTTTTGCAAACGTATTTATATAGTTTACCAGTTTCAAGGAATCTACCATCATTACTATTGTTTGGTTTTTATCTAACTCTTTTTGGGTATTGTAATAAGTAAACAAGTAATCAACAGAGGATAGTATCTTGTACTTTTCATCAGAGATATATAATTTCAAGAAATAATCATATACCGCTTCATTATTGATAGTGTTGTATGCTGCAAAATCATAAGATATGGCTGTAGTAACTCTAGCTCCTTTACAACCACTTGCATCTTTTAATACTACATGTGCAGTAGAGTGCTGTTCTTTATTAATTACTTTCTTTGTTTCATCACCGATTTGTCTACAAAACTCAACCCGAAAAAATGGCTCTAAGTTATTGATTGCATAATCCAATTGATGAAAATTAACTTCATACTCTGTCATAACCTTCCTTCCTCCTTAATTTCCTGATATTTATAATATTATTATCTGGTTAATATAACGCGCTTAAATAGTTAGTAGCATTTTTAAAATAGATGTTTATTTAGTTTTCTTAATTTCCAGATCTGTAGAAATAATAAGATTCTCTTAATTAAGAGTATAAAGATAATAGTATCTTATTATTAATAGAATCTATAAAAGAGATTTCATATATTTCTACAGATCTAGAAATTAAAGAGGCTAGTGGAAGATGTTTGAGATTCGGTCCGACTTATTATGATTGGGTTTTAATAATGTAATGATCAGCCTTTTTAACAATTCCATCCTTCATTTTATACACAAACGGGCCAATCCAATCCCTGTCAGAACATAATAAGACCGAATAGGTAATTTTTATATCTTTATAGATAAAAGCTAATAATTGAAAGATATAGAAAAGGTTAGAATCGGATGTAACTACAACTCCAGTCAGGCTTTTATTATTATTGTGTATTCTTAACCTATCTGTGTTTTCAATTGTAAAGCGGAAATGGTTGGGCATAATACCTAAGCTTTTAAAATCTAGTGGGTCATCCTCAAAGCTGTAAATACTGTTAAAAGAATACTTATAATATTGAGGGCCTAAACGCCCTTTTTGTAATCTCTTTTCAATACTATGCAAATCCGATACACTACCAGTAATTGTAAATTGCTCTACTCTAAATACCATTTATAACCCCTTTTAAAATTTACTTATGACATTATACCTAAACCCATAAAGAGTGGGGGATAGGCAGTATAATGGCCATTTAAAAGTGAATATTACGTCAGGTCTTTCTTTAAAGAAGGCTCCTTATATGGAACTGCTTCAATAATGGGTTCTAATAGGTGTCCAATTAAATATCCTCGTGTTTTTGTTTTATTGTTATAGTATGAAGTACAATTAAGTATCTTCATATCTCTTGCTAATAGTTTATATGTGTATGTAAGCTTTAGGTTTAATTGAACTCTATATGTATTAAATATGAGGAGAAGGCCAGAGGTAGAAATCCATTGTAAGTCTTCATCCATTGCCGCTTTAATCTCATCTAAATGTGTAACAAAGAACTCTTTCAATTCCTCAGCTTTAACGTTCTCCTTCGTTAGTCTATTCTTCTCTGCATAATCGGCTTCACTCCAAACATCTTGTTCAATTGGAATAGAATTAAAGAATGCTTCCCAATTGACTTGCTTGTAATACTCATAAACAGCTTCATTCTTACAAGGTAAACGGTTATCCCATAATAACTCAACAAACCGCCTATTCTCAGAATCTAATACAAGGTCAGATAAACGCTCATTAGAAGAACAAATAAAGCTTGTTATAGACTTAATGCTTAATGTTAATCGAGAATAAGCCGGACGATAATCATATTGAGTTAATGTAATAGCCCTTTTTAACTGCTCTAAGCCGACCTTATCTACAACCCTAAACTCATCAAAGATCATAACAGCTGTACTACCACAATTACCAAGAACGTCTTTATCAGACAATTCCTCAACATTAAACTTGCGTACACTATCTCCTAAAGCAGTACATAACATAGAAGCAAATAATGATTTGCCTGTTCCTTGTTCTCCTGTAAGTATTAATGCGTACTCCGTCCCAGTAGGAATACCCATAATCTTACGCTTTATGTTTTGAATCCATTTAGCAACCGCATTAACTTCAAAGTCAGTAAAGGAGAAGGATCGTTTGAACGTCTCACGCTCAATAGGGTAATCACCCTCAGTCTTAATAGATCGGCGTAAATATCTAATGTAGCGTATATCATGTTCTTGTGTGTAAGCATCACAAAAGACTTCTAGCTCCTTAAATGAAATAGGGTGAAACTCTTTAATTAAAGGGTATTTAGTATAGAAATCTCTTTTAAATCCAGCTTTCCAAGGTTTAGGTGGGCCATCTGAAGCCAATAGGTATGTACTCTCCATTGCGGCTTCTTCTAGGTCATATAACCTTTTAATCTCTTTATTGTAAGTATTTATAGCTTCAAATGATTCTTTTGTTGCTGTTATATATGAAGATAAGACTAAAGTACGGAGATCTTCTAATGGAGAAAATTCATTAAAAGTATTTAAATATATAAAGCCAGAAGATACGGGGACAACCTTTTTTAACCTAAGAACATGATATACATATTTTTTAGCATCATTAAGTAATTCTGTAAGGGCTATTAAGGATTTATAGTCTGCCATAAAGGCATTATATGGTGGTTCATTAGATTCAGCAATTCATTATTTTTGAGTTTTGTTTGTATTGGTGGTGTTTATAGAGATAAAAAAATTTAAATTAAATGGATATCTGAATTTAGTGAATTGTATATATAGTAAAAAGAGATATAGTGAATTGAACCACGAATCAATTTGAATAGAGTGAATAAAGCCCCGGCCTTTAAGGCCGGGGCTTGTGGAGGTTTATAAATGTAGCTAATTATATAATGAGAAAGAACATATATCAAAACAAACACTGGATAACATTTAGAAAAGAACTTACAGATAATAAAGAAGTCGCTTGCTTCCTATGTAATAAGAAGAAATGGATATGGCAACCTAGAAAGAAAGCTTGGAAGTCTATATGTAGATTTGAAGTCCATCATTTGAATTATGATTGTATTGGACATGAGACCCTTACAGATGTACGAGTCCTTTGTCATTCATGCCATCAGCTCTTAACAGACATCCTCCACCGCAGACCAGACTCACCTTTCATAACCGACCTACAAACAGTTGTGACTAATTATATCGGAGGATGAATAGATGACTAACAAGGTCGCTTATTTAATAGGGCAAATCATAGCCAATTGCTTTATAGGCTCAATAGCTATTGGATCAATCGCTTTACTTGCATTAGCAATCAAGTTCTTTATAGGGACAATAAGCTAATGCAGAAGTTTCTATGTAAGTCAGTTGGATGCGGACGAACAATCAATACAAAAGGTTATTGTCCGTTACATCAACACAAACAACGACAAGATGATGAACGTAAAGCAAGATGGCTATTACAAAACACTCCCTCCCATAATTGGTCTACTCTCTACAATAGTCATAAGTGGCGTACTGAACGAGATAAGTACCTCAAAGACAATCCTACATGTATAGGCTGTGGAGCTGATGCGGATACTGTTGATCATATTCGCTCACATAGAGGCGACTTAGAATTGTTTTGGGATAAAGATAATTGGCAGTCGTTATGTGCTGATTGTCATAATAGAAAGACTTGGGCTGAGATTCATGCTAGAGCAAAGCAAACAAGGCAGAATAGGGTTGGATAGGCTTGACCTATACCATGTTTATAAAAAAATACGTATGAGAACATATAACATACCCACCCTTATGGCTTACACACACGATAAATTAAAAGAATTTTTATGAGAACGGTCCATGAGAACAAAAAGGAAATTAAAAAATGGCAAGAGGACGACCGAGAGCACCTACAGAAATATTAAAACTACACGGCACATATGAGACCTGTCAGCATGGAGATCGTATTGATTCTCTGATGCCAGTACTCAACGCAACCTCAATAGAAGCCCCTGCAACCTTAACACAGCCCGCAGTCCAAAGGTGGAATACAATTATTCCAGCTTTATTAAATGCAAAGATTGTAGCTCAACAAGACATACCAATGTTGGAAGAGGCTTTCATATTGATGGGAGAGTATTTTGATGCTCTGGAAGAAATCAATAAGATCAAAACAAAAAAGAAGCTAACAGAAATTGACTTAAAGAAAAGAATGAAAATAAACGCATGGATGATTAGATCAATCACAGCTTGTAATTCAATCCTATGTAGGTTTGGAGTAGGCCCATCTGAAAGAGCAAAGCTAACATCTTTAGCAATGCCAGGAGAGGAAAAGGAATTAGATGCGTTAGATATTTTACTGGAGGAATGAGTTGGAGAAGTTCTGGGCGTATATAAAAAGTGTTAATGATAAAACCATATTAACAAATAGGTTTGTAAAGCTGGCAGTAGCTAGGTTTGAAAAAGACTATAAAGAATCAAAAGAGAATAAAGACTATCCTTTCTATTTTGATGAAGAGGCTGGAGATAAAGTAATGGCATTCTTGGAATGCCTAAAGCTCTATAAAGATGAATGGGCTGGTAAGCCATTAGTATTAGAAGGTTGGCAAGCATTCATTATAGGTAATATTTATAGCTGGAAACAAAAAGGTACTAACCTTAGAAGATTCAAGAAAGCGTTTATCTTTGTTGCTAGAAAGAATGGTAAGACCGCATTAGTATCTGGCCTTCCTTTATGGGATGTTCTTAATACTAAAGGCGGTGAAGCATATGTAGCCGCCACAAAACGAGAGCAATCAAAGATAGCTTATGAAAACATTAAAGAGTTCATTAAACAAAACACTGGACTTAGCTCTCGTCTTAAAGTTTACAAATCATCCTCAAGAATAATCTATGACAAAACATCTTCAAAGATAGAAGCCCTCTCAGCTGATTATGGAAGCATGGATGGATTGAATCCTTCCTGTGTAATCTTTGATGAGTGTTCTGCAATGAAAGACTTCGGCATTATCAATGTTCTTCAATCAGGTATTGGAGCTAGACCGGAACCTCTATTGATTGAGATTACATCTGGCGGTGACAATATGCAAAGTGTAGGACGCTTGGAATATGAAAGAGCAGTAAGAGTATTAGAAGGTTCTATAGTAGCAGATGATTACTTTGCCATTCTCTATTGTCTTGATGATAAAGATGACTGGAGAAATGAAAAGAACTATATAAAGGCCAATCCAAACTTAGGCGTATCTATAAACTTAGACTTCTTAACTAAAGCAAGAGATGAAGCAATCCAACAACCATCACAGGAAGGAGAGTTCAGGGTTAAGAATTTGAACCAATGGGTATCTCCTATGTCGGCTTGGATATCATCTAGGACTTGGAATAAGTGCGAGATTAAGAAAGAGCCAGTATTAGATAATGCTGTAGTATGTGGAGCTGTAGACTTATCAAAGAAGTATGACTTCACCGCATATACTTTATACATATACGTTCCGAGAGATAAGAAATACTACGCCAAACACAAATTCTATATTCCTGAAATGCAAATAGCTGACAAGATGAAAACCGACTCAGCAATGATAAGGAAATGGATTGAGCAAGGCTTTATTACAGCAACACAAGGCGAGATAATTGATTATGACACTATGTATGATGACATTAAAGCCGACCTAGAGAAGTATAGGGTACGTGAGATAGCCTATGATCCATACAACGCCGCAACTTTAATTAAAGAAATTGGCCCATTAGTTGACCTTGTAGAGTTTCCACAACACATGAAGAACATGTCTCCCGTTGCAAAAGAATGGGAAGCAGCCGTTATGAATACTGAAGTAATAGATTCTAACCCTGTAATGAAGTGGATGGTATCTAATACCGCCATCTATAAAGACCCTAACGAGAATATAAAACCTAAGAAAGATTCAACAGACTTATCAAGCCCTAAGAGAATTGACGGAGTTATTACTAGCATAATGGCTTTTGGTAGAGTCAAGTCATATGTAGATCAAGGTATAGATGATAGGACTGCTGAAGAAATAGAACGTGATATGGAAAAACTTCTATCCTCCTTAGAATACTAAACTCCCACTAATTCATTATAGCGGGGAACAACACTTGTTCCTCCCAAGTGCCCCGCTTTTATTTATGACTAATTAAAAAAGGTATAGGGGTAAACAATATAATGAGCATATTTGATAGAGTTTTTCATAGGACACAAAGATCGTTCTTTCCAGAGATTCAGAGCGGTAATCAAAACTTTACCGTATCTTTATATACGACTGAAACGAACCCTACAGTAAACATATGCGTTAATAAAATAGCAAATACATTAGCTCAAACCAAGCTATCTTTGTATGCAAGGAAAACTGGCGGTGGTAGAACTCCAGCTGTATTCCATTCTTTGTTTGGAGTAATTAAGAAACCAGCTATAGAAGAGACGCCGACTTTATTCTATTCAACTTTATTGAAGCAGCTTTTACTAAAAGGTAATGCGTATGTTTATTTAGCAAGGAATGAAGAAGGGGTAATAGTATCCTTCTCTTTAGTTAACCCTGACCAAGTAACCATTTATAGAGATTCAACTTTTAGAAAGTACTATTCAATTGATGGAAAGAATTACTCAGAAAAGAATATTCTTCATATTCCTTATCCAAATTCATATAACGGAACTAAAGGAATATCTCCAGTTGTAACTTCAAAAGAACTTATTGACTTAGATAACGAACTATTAACTTACATAAAGAAATACTTCCAAAACAGTTTAGGCTCGCGAATGGCTTTAGAGATGGGTGAAACCTATAACGGAGCCAGAGAAGAACTAGATAAAGTATATGCAAAGATCACTCCAATATTAAACAAATACGTAATAGGCGCAAACAACGCAGGAAAGGTAATGATACCGCCCCCTGATATGAAGTTCAGCAAGATAGAACAAACCAGTAATGTTGAAGGTGAACTTAAATCTATGCTTGAACAAGTAGAGAGATTGATAGCTCAATCCTTTAGCGTTCCATATGACCTTATTACTGGCGAGAATAAATACAACTCATTAGAGCTTAGGCAAGCAAACTTCTTATCCGAATGTATAGCTCCGTTAGGGAACCATATCTGCGAAAGCTTTGCTCAACTATTAGATCCTAAAGACTCGAACTTGTATTTTGCTTATGATTATAAAACACTTCTTCTTACTGACACCAAAACAACTGTTGAAACTCTTACTAAAGAAATAGGTTGGGGACTTATATCTATTAATGAAGCTAGAGCAAAACTTGAAATGGATTCTATTGGTGAAGCTGGAGACTATCAATTCTTTGGAGCTGGTTATGTTCCAGTAACTGTAGATAACATAAACGCGTTTTTTGCTCAATCAAAGATAGCACTACAACAAGCCGGTACTCCAACTACAGAACATAATCCTGCTGGAGATGATAAGAATTAAGGTTCTCTTAAAACGTCTACTAATTAATTAGGAGGACGTTCATGGGGGATTATGAACAAGTTAAGCATCCAAGTTACTACCAAATTAATGGAGTAGAGCTAATCCAAGTAATGAGGGATTTACCTTACTGTAGAGGATGTGCTGTTAAGTATTTATTTAGAGCAGGGGTTAAGAATCCTGAGAAAGAACTTGAGGATTTATACAAAGCCAAGCAAATGGTGGAGTTTGAAATCCAAAGAATAGAAGCGAAACTTGGTTTAAAAAAGTAGCACTAATTTAAAAAGGGAATAAAGAATGGCAAAGAAGGTTCAACATATAACGCTTCGCTCTGATGTTAAGTTAGAACAAGGTGAAGATGGAAGACAAAAGATCATAGGACTCATTCCTTATAACACTCGTTCTGAATTTATGGGGTTCTATGAATTTATCCAACCTACCGCATTTAATAAAACCTTAGCTGATGGGGCTGATGTTAAAGCCTTATATGATCATGACTCTTCTAAAGTATTAGCGAGAGTAAAGAATGGAAGCCTAGTACTTAGAAATCAAGATGATGGTTTGTATTGTGAAGCTACACTTCCAGATACTACATACGCACGAGATGCTTATAACCTCATTAGAGATGGTTATGTACAAACAATGTCATTTGGATTCACGCCTATTAAAGAGAAGGTAGTATTTGAAGATGGTAATGAAGTTCGTTATTTAACTGAAACTAAATTATCAGAAGTTAGTTTCTGCGTTCCGTTTCCTGCTTATGAAACAACGGATTCATTAGCACGAAGTATTAGAGGGATAGATTTAGACAAGATCGCGTCCGTATTAGAAAAAGATTCATTAATAGAAGAAGACTTTGTTGATATCAAATCAACAATTTCAATATTACAAAATTTACTTCCTAAAGAAGAACCTAAAGTAGAGGTACAAGAAAACATTTCAGCCGTCATAGACACTGAAGCCGTAGCTCAAGCCAAAGCCTTAAACACACTTCTGGAGGGACTAAAAGAATTGAACAAGAATTAAAAAGGAGAATTTAAAAATCATGGAAAACATGGATAAAGTAGTTCAGGACGTACTCGCAGAAGTTCGTTCTATGAAAGAAGAGATTGCAACTGAGAAGAGAGCTTTGGAAGCTCAGAAGGCAACCTTCACCGCAGAGAATCCCGCCAACGCAAAGACTGAAGTCAAGACCGAGTGGCGCGATATCGCAAACGCAATCCGAGAGAAGAGAGCAATTACTCTTTCCGGTACTGGCGTATCAAATGTCGTTTCTGAAATGGTCAAAGTGGCAGCTGCTAAGATGCCGTTGCTCTCGAAAGTTAAGGTGTTTAGTGGCCGCGATGCTTCCACGAACATTCCTGTATGGTCTCCTTCTCTAGCAGTTCCTTCTAATTTTGCTGAAGGTGAGACTACTGCCGGTGTAGATGCTACTGCTGTTCTTGGCGTGACTTCGGTTACTCCTTACGCTTACATTAGTGTCCTTCCCGTTTCTAATGAAGCCCTCTTACTAACTGGTTCTAACTTTGAAGCTCAGCTTCCTTCTATTTTCGGTGAAGCTTTCTCCAAGGCAATGCACGCTGGTATTATAAGTGGTTCTGGCGCCGGTCGTAATATGCAGGGTGTTTTCACTGCTAGTGTTATTCCCGCAGGAAACCTTATTGAGTGTGCTGGTGTTGGCGCTCCTAAGATTGCTGACATGGTTGGACTCGCTCTTAAACTTCAGGACTTCTATGATGATGCTTGCATTGTTATGAATCCCGCAATCTATTCGGCTTTAATGGCTGATACAACTGTTGGTACTGATGTTTACAAGCAGGAACTTGCTTCTCGAAAGTCGTTAGAGGGTGTTCAGGTTGTTTTAACCTCCTATGCTCCTACTTCTTATGCTGATGAAGCTGTTATTGCGGTTGGTGGAAAGTTCTCTGATTACGCACTTGCAGTTGCTTCCGCTCTCCAGATTGAGCCTATGAAGATCGTTGGTGATAATAACACTTATTTCCAAGCGGTCGCTTACTTTAACGGAAAGGTTATTCTTCCTGTTAATTTCTGGGGACTCAAAGGTAAATAATCTTACTTGATTTAAAAACAATTACAAAATCGTACATAAAGAGAGAGGCGAAAGTCTCTCTCTTTTTTTATGCACTAATTAAATAAAGAGGAATGAAGAATGGCATTTATTACTACAGCACAATTGGAAGAATATACAGGCAATGTAGAAACCTCAACTCTTAAAGCAGTTTATATAAGTGCTGCTGAAGATATCATAAAAGACTATCTAGGATATGACCCCACTTCAAAAACATACACTCATTACTTTTCTGGAATTAGTGACTATCGTTTATATCTAAATGCACAACCTATTACTACTTTAACTTCTTTAACAATTGATGATGTTGCTCAAACGGTTTCTAACTTTATTCTTGACGGTGAATCTATCTATAACAAGAATTTTGATGAAAGTTTTACGGAAGGTTCTAACAATATCAAAGTTGTTTATATAGCTGGTTATTCAAGTCTACCAGGAGTAATTCAATTAACAACATTACGAATAGCGGCTCTCTTAATGCAAGAAGCAAATGGCAATATTGGTATATCTGGAAAATCATTTAGTGATAATAGTAGATCATTTATTAACTATGCTGATTTTAAGAAGTATTTAAAGCCATTAGATAATCTTAGGATCGTAAGGTTCTAAGATGGCTGAATTTATTTCTATTGAAACTGATCTAAAACAAGTAATGAGTGCGTTTGATGCTCTTGATAAACAAGCGCCTAAAATACAAAGAAATTTATTAGCTGGTATTGGTAGTAAGGCCGTTTCAATTGTAAAGAAAAGTTACTCAATGTCCTTAAAGAAAGGAAGTGGAAACCTATATAAGAACATTAAAAGAATGGTTGTAAGAAATAACAATGCTGTAGTAGTGGCAAGTAAAGCTTTATCAGAAAATAAAAGTTTCTATGGTTTCGCTTTAGCTAAAGGCTCAACCATCAAAGCCAAAAACCAAGAATACCTGACATTTAAGATAGGTGATAAATGGTTTAAGAAACACAGCATCAAGTTGCCAGAGAGAGATTGGTTTCAAAAACCTATTGATGAATATATAGGAAGCGCAGCTTATGACGCTCAGATGGAAAAACTATTACAAAAAGAAATTGATAAGCTATTTAAGAAAGGGATATTACAATAATGAAAACAGAACTAGAAGTATTACAACAATTACAAACATTTATATCTACAAACCTAAATACCTATATCACTAACCCCCATGATCTTGATGAAGAAGATTTAGATATACCTGATATCACAATATCAAATGTAGTGATTGATTACCCTGATACGGACAACATGAAATGCGAAACCATGTTCTATATAGTTCCAGATATTGAAAACTTTAACAACCTTACAATGTCAAGTGACTTGGCT